AATGTACTTCATTTGGCTTACGGGGCTAAAAGTTGTTCTTAAGAAATCGGAATCTACCTGTTGTTCTTTAGGAAGTGCAGTCAAATAAACATCCGGATTTGGAATATTCGGAGAAGCTAAGATAACGTGCGGCTTTCTTTCTCTTTGAGAGAGCATGTCGGTCACTTTGAAATAAAAAGTGCTTCGTCCGTCTGTCTCGGATAATTTTTGTGCTTCATCAATAAACAAATAGTCAATAGATATGTCTGGATAAGAAATTAATGTATAGAGCATTCTCTCGGGTGTCATCACCATAATAAAATTTAGGTTATCTTGCTTGAAAAAAACTGAATTCCCCGAAGTCACTACTTTGAAATTCTGCCTTGCAAGTTCATCCTTAAGATCTTCATTGATAATGTTTGAAGAGATCTCGCTGATTAAGGCCTTGGTGGGAATCAGAATGGCAAAATTTCCTTTGAATCCATTTAGAATCTTATCTTTGATGAACATTCTCATCAGTAATGATTTACCCATGGAGGTCGGTCCTGAATAGCTAAAAGAATTATCTTCCAAATGTTCGTAAATCTCTTTTTGCTGATGGAAGAAATACTTGTTTTCCTGATGTGGGATTGCCAAATAATCTAGATCAAATTGTGAATAAAGTTCATCAAGAAAAGAAGTGCTTTTGTATTTTGTTTTTATTAGCTGCAACCCTCGATAGTTCCCGATATTGGTCAGGACCGATGTTGCAAAAGCTTTTACTTTGGCGTCTTCAGGATCGATTGTATTAAGCAGGGCGACAATCTCCTGAGCCCAGGAACGATGCTTTTCTGAATTCTTATTCCCATAAGATTTTGAGAGGATATCTGCAAAGCGAAGAAGATCATCTTTCTTAAGAGGTTTATTTCTTCTGCTGTCGCCCATAAGTTTCATTGAATAATTGAAAAGCAAAGTCTCATAAAGCTCGTTCAAGTATTCGTTGTCTTCTATTTTATTGTAAATTGAGTCACCAAGAGTTGAATATCTGGGTTCCATTGTCAGTTCACCTCCAATGCATTTTTGATTATTTCATTTTTGTCGATGACCGCGTTGTTTAAAGGAAGGACATAGACATAAAAAGAATAAGAGGCAAGCCCAAGTTCATTAATTTTTGCCGTCATATAAGATGAAATGCTGACAATGTCTGTCTCCATTTTTTGCTTAAGATTTTCCTTAAATTGAGCGTTGTTAGGCTCGGCGGCCACTGAAACGGTATAGCCGAGAAAAATCCCAAATGCGGAATCTGGCTTTTTCAGACCAGAGGCTTTGGTGGGAATGATTATCTCCTCCAATGCTTTATTAGTGTCGGAATCAAATTCCTCATTAAGGATGGTGGTCTCTAGAAAATCAAACTCCTTCGACACTGACGACTTGATTTCTGTAACCTGCTTTAATGCGTTATCGACTGCGCATTCAAGAGAATCTGTGGTATCGGCAGCGCCGAACACAAGCTGGTTAAAAGGCAATGAGCCTTTTCTAAATGACAGTATATGTACCCCTGAGGAGACACTATTATAAACACCCTTCTTATCCTGAAGCTCCATTTTGGAAAAAATCTTCGGTGCTCTCAATATGCACTCTAGGAAGGAATAGAGGAATAATTCATTAAAATGGTTTGTTGATGGGTCTTCTTTTATTCGCTTGTTATAGGCACGAAGTGCTTTGAGCGTCAGATCTCCTGAGTCCTTTTTCAGATTGTAGTTGTTTCTCATTGCGCGCGAATAAATATAGCGGCCTATATTGCTTGATATGAAACCCTTGATCTTCTCATAATCAATTTTGCTGTTCGTGACGTCCAGTGAGTATATCCTGATATTGCTTGGGTTGGGAAAATGAAGGTCCAGGTTTTTTATTTCAGTGAACACTTCATTGAATGGCTCCGGATCAAGAGTCAATGGAACTTTTGAATGTTTGTAAGTGACCTTTGTTTCCAACTGGATGTCGTTTGAATATCGTTTCATCCCATTGACATAGTCTTTTGTCAACTCTTTTATTTCTTTTTTGTAAGGGATGTTTTTAAGCGATGTGGTCACGTAATAATAAACATTTGCCAAAAAATCCGGAAAAGGAAAAACCTGCATTGAGATAATATCCTGTTTGGTATATCCATCTTCATAGCCAATCATGTCATCATCATCTATCGAAGGATCGTTTTTCAAGATGTCTCTTGCGCAAACAATTATCAGCCTTTGGCTGGGCTCTGAAAATTCAGGAACGACCGTATCCCTGATCTTTCTGACTAATTCGTTTTTGTCGCAGGTCGAGATTTCCTCATAATCTGAAAGATTGTATTTTCCTGACAAGAGGCCTCCCTGAAAATTATCGTCGCTAAATCTGACGTCGGACTTTACAGTTTCAAGAACCGTTCTTAGCAAATTGTATTGTTTCGTGTTTTCTTTTTTTGTGTCAGAGAGAAGACGGAGAAGCGTTCCCAAACATAGTTTTTTCAAGTTCAATCCCCCTTACTGTTCCTTTTCATCAAACGAAACGTTCACGATATCGCCAATATCGCAATTCAAAACACAACAAATACGACCTAACGTTTTCAGGCTCACAGATCCACCCTTTCCCATGGTTGACATGGTCGTGGGACTTATCTTGGCTGCTGCAGCTAGGTCCTTTTTTAGCATGCCTTTATCTATTAGAAGTTTCCAAAGCCCATTATAAGAGAAAAACATAAAATCCTCCGACTCTCATATTAATTTTCTGATTTTATTATACCACTTAAGACCTTAATCACAATCTCATAACTACAAAAAAATGTATTTTTTATCCAAAAAAATAGGCAAAAAACTTATCGGCTGATTATGCCATCTTTTTGCATAGTAGTGCCAAGTGTCTGCTGTTTTTATAGTGCTCATGTCCAAATAAAATGTAGGTAGATTAAACAAACAAGTTTGATCTAAACGCCTTGTCTATTTCCCGCCTGATCAGTGGGGATCGCAAAAACAGACAGGAAATTCTATATAGTTCATCCATTGCGAGGCTGAGCTTAAAAATCCGAAGTGAATTAATACTTCTGGCTTTTTCAGCACGCCTCATAACGAACTGATTTTGCTTTGTGTTTCTTCACTTCAAAAGTGAGGAAATAACATGCAAAACAATGAAAAACAAAGTCAATTAGTATCTAAATTCGAAAACGGCGTGGACTACTCCAAGCCAAGCAATGATCGTACATTCTTCCTATATGTCGATAACCTTAACATCTACGTTTCGGAAAAGTTAGGACGCGAGTATATGCGTGACTACTGGCTCGAGAAGCGACAAGAGGAACTATCTTACAGGTGTCTGGTGCCATCCGAACGCTATGGGACAAAACGATGCAGGGGCGACTGCTCTAATTGTCCGTTATTTGGTACTAACCATGCAAACGGCGGAACGGTAAGCCTCGACAGGCTTCATGACGAATACGAGTACGAGCCTTTATGCAATGACGAATCACCAGATGAGTACGCAATGCGCTTTGAAAAAGAAGAGGCGCTTCATAGGGAAATAGACTCTCTTGAGAATAAAGATCTCAGGGATGTTATGTATTGCCTTCTTGAAGAAATGACGATCACCGAAATTGCCGAGAAGCTGCACATAACGCGTAAGACTGCGGCAAAAAGGAAGGATGATGCATTCGCCATTCTCAAAGAAAAATTAAAGGATTTCATCTGAGACTACTCACTTTCTTTCTCGCTGTTCTTTAACTCTTGAAGGGTGAAAAAACCTTCAGATTGGAGGATTGAAATGGAAGAAAGATGTCGTTCGTGCGGAGCGATGAATCATGATTCATTAATTGAATTGTTGTTCTTGATTAGCATCGCTTCGAAAAAGGCTGCCAGGCAATTGATTGCTGACGACCTTACAGAAGAAAAAATGGAGGTGAGAGATCATGTCAAAAATCAAAGAACTAAGTAATTCTCTTGATGAGATCATCGAAGCGGCTGACGCAATTAAAAAATCAGCCACAAAATTCAAGGCTTCGTTTGCTTCAGAAGAGGAAGACTGGAACAACTATCGTGATGAAGAATTGGCCCGCGATAAGGCAGAAGAGGAACGTAAGCAACTCTTGACTTTAGAAGAGGTCCGCAAGGTTTTAGCTGATAAGTCCAGAAATGGGCATACGGCGGGAATAAAAGCGCTCCTTAAAAAGTACGGCGCCGAAAAGCTATCGTTGGTTGATCCAGAGAAATACGAAGACTTGCTTCATGATGCCGAGGCGATCACCGATGTCGGCAAGTAGTCACGCTTTGCTTGGACCATCAAGTGCCAAGAGGTGGCTATCATGCACGCCGTCAGCCCGCCTAACTGAATTAATTGAAGATACTGAGTCGGTATTTGCAGCAGAAGGGACCGATGCCCACGCACTTTGCGAGTACAAACTTAGAAAGTCAGTAGGTTTGTCAGTTCCTGATGTTCTGCCAAAGCTCGAGTATTACTCGAAGGAAATGGAAGATTATGCAGATGATTATGTTTCGTTCATTCTTGAACTTTATGAAGAAGCAAAAACCAAATGCAAAGACCCTCTGGTCCTGGTGGAGCAGTATCTTGATTTAGGGAAGTACGTACCAGAGTCATTTGGTACTGGGGACGCTTTGATAGCATCGGACGGGACCCTATACATAATTGATTACAAGTATGGAAAAGGCGTATCGGTCGATGTGAAAGAGAACCCTCAGATGAAACTATATGCATTAGGCGCTCTTGAAATCTTTGATTGTCTATATGACATCAAGGAAGTCTCGATGACTATCTACCAGCCTCGACTTGGAAACGTCTCGACCTTCGTTATGAAGAAAGATGACTTATATAAGTGGGCAGATGAGATAGTCAAGCCTAAGGCTGTGGAGGCATTCAAAGGAATCGGTGAATTTCACTGTGGCGCATGGTGCCAATTTTGTAAGGCTAGAGCCACATGCAGGGAAAGAGCCAATTCAAACCTAAAGCTTGCTTCAAAAGACTTTGCCGATCCGCCTTTGCTTACTGATGAAGAGGTTGAGGAAGTATTAGGTAAAGTTGATGAACTCGCTTCATGGGCTGAAGAAGTAAAAGCCTATGCCTTAGATGAAGCTTTAAAGGGCAAGAAGTGGAACGGATACAAAGTAGTCGAAGGAAGGTCCATTCGTAAGTACTCAGATGAGTCAGAAGTGGCAAAGACCGTCGAAGACGCTGGATTCGATCCATTTGATAAAAAGCTCTTAAGCATTACCGAAATGCAGAAGCGTATCGGCAAGTCTAAGTTCATAGAGCTATTAGATAGGTTTGTGATTAAGCCTCAAGGCAAGCCAACGCTTGTTCAGGAAAGCGATAAAAGACCTGAATTCAGCACCGCAGTAGCGGATTTCAAAACTGACAATATGGAGGAAAATTAATATGTCAAACAATGAAAAAGTAGTTAATAGTGCAAAGGTCATCACTGGCAAAGATACCAGATGGAGCTATGCAAATGTGTGGGAGGCCAAATCTATCGGAGACGGCACTCCTAAATTCTCAGTCTCACTTATCATTCCTAAGAGTGATGTGAAGACCGTCGCCAAGATTAAAGCTGCAATTAAAGCCGCTTATGCTGAAGGCGAATCAAAGCTTAAGGGAAGCGGAAAGTCTGTACCTGCTTTTGAGACTTTGAAAACCCCTCTTCGTGACGGCGACATCGAGCGTCCCGATGACGAGGCTTATGCTGATTGCTATTTCGTGAATGCAAATTCCCTGACCGCTCCCGGAATCGTCGATGCAGCTCTAAATCCAATCATCGAAAGAAGCGAAGTATACTCCGGCGTCTATGGTCGTGCCTCAATATCCTTTTATGCCTTCAACTCAAACGGCAATAAGGGAATCGCATGCTCGTTGAATAACCTTCAGAAGATCAAAGACGGTGAGCCATTAGGCGGCAAGGCTTCTGCAGAATCTGACTTCGCAACAGATGATGAAGATGGATTCCTTGATTAATTGCCTATCGATTGATATAGAGACTTATTCAAGCGCTGATCTAGCCAAATGTGGAGTTTATAAATACGCAGAGAGCACAGACTTCGAAATCCTGCTCTTTGGGTATTCCATAGATGGGTCCGATGTTCATGTAGTCGATTTGGCAGGAGGTGAGAAAATCCCTTCTGCCATTATTGGCTATTTGAAAGATGATCGAGTCATCAAATGTGCATTCAACGCCATGTTTGAAAGGGTCTGCCTGTCCCGCTATTTGGGTTTGCTGCCTAACACGTACCTGAACCCGGCTTCATGGCATTGCGACATGATATGGGCTGCTTATCTCGGCCTTCCTTTGTCACTTAAAGGGGTAGGCACCGTACTTAAACTTGAGGAACAGAAACTTGATGAAGGTAAGTCTTTAGTCAATTATTTTTGCAAGCCATGCTCTCCAACCAAGGCAAATGGGTACAGAAGCAGAAATTATTTCTATCACGACAAAGAAAAGTGGAATCAGTTTCTCTTCTATAACAAGCGCGACGTAGTGTCTGAACTCGCGATTCAGAAAAGGCTCTCAAAGTATCCTGTCCCGGATTCGGTTTGGAAGGAATATGCCGAGGACCAGAAGATAAACGACAGAGGTGTCCGAATTGATACGACGCTTGTTTCAAGAGCCATTGATTTAGATATGGCTTCTAAAGAAGAACTCAAAAATCATATGCAGATCCTTACTAAAATCGATAATCCGAACTCGGTTAAGCAATTAAAAGACTGGCTTAACGATAAAGGAATCGAAGTTGAAAGTCTAGGGAAGAAGGATGTGGCAAAACTCAAAGAAGACATCGAGAGTGGCGACATCGCAAACGTTCTGACGCTTAGACAGCAGCTATCCAAATCATCGGTCAAGAAATACCAGGCGATGGAAAACGTCTTGTGTTCTGACGGGAGGGTCCATGGGATGTTTCAGTTTTATGGAGCCAATAGAAGTGGAAGGTTCTCAGGCAGGATCGTCCAGCTTCAGAACCTGCCTCAAAACCATCTTGAAGATTTGGAGAGTGCCAGGAACCTAGTGAAGGACGGGAACATGGAAGCCCTTAAGCTTCTTTACGAAGACGTCCCGGATACCTTATCCCAGCTTATCAGGACCGCTTTCATCCCCCGTGAAAACAACAAGTTCATAGTCGCCGACTTCAGCGCCATCGAAGCCCGCGTAATAGCGTGGTATGCACATGAAAATTGGAGACTCAAAGCGTTTGAAAAAGGAGAAGATATCTACTGTGCTTCAGCTTCAAAGATGTTCAAGGTCCCGGTCGTAAAGCATGGGATCAACGGTGAATTGAGGCAAAAGGGGAAGATCGCTGAGCTTGCGCTTGGCTATGGCGGCAGCGTTGGCGCTTTAACGGCCATGGGGGCGCTTGATATGGGTCTTAGGCAAGAGGAACTCGGGCCTTTGGTAAAAGCCTGGCGTGAGGCGAATCCTGCGATCGTGAAGTTCTGGTGGGATGTCGATAAGGCAGTCAAGAATGCGATTAAAACCAGAATCTTTCAAAAGACACATGGTCTTGTATTCAGCGTTCAAAGCGGAATCTTGTTCATTACTCTACCTTCTAAAAGGCGTCTTGCTTACGTGAAGCCAAAAATCATTATTTACGAGTCCGGGAGCGAGAAGATCACCTACGAAGGGGTCGGCGAAGCGAAGAAGTGGGAACGAATAGAATCCTATGGACCAAAGTTCGTAGAAAATATCGTTCAAGGAACCGCACGCGATATTCTTTGTAACTCGATTAACAATTTATCCGAATATGACATCGTCATGCATGTTCACGATGAAGTCATCATAGATGCACCAAAAAGTCTCACTTGCGATGAGGTTATTTCATTAATGACCAAAAATCCAAGTTGGTGCGAGGACTTATGTCTTAAAGCAGATGGATATGAATGCGGTTTTTATCAGAAAGATTAAGGAATTGCAGCGATTTTATAGGAGGAATCAATATAATGTTTACCTTATTTAGTTCGAAATGTACTGGTGTTTCAAGCAATTGTTTATATCCAGAAAAGATAGAGGTAGTTGATGCTGAGACCCTTAAAAAGGCAATATCACACGATTATGTCTGTGCAAAATATAAGGAAAATTATCGAAACATCAATAATTTTATAAGCTCTGACTGCTTAGCTTTTGATTGCGATAACGATCATTCTGAAGATGAGGGAAAGTGGGTCGACGTTGTCGATATCAAAGAGGCTTTTCCTGGGGTAGCTTTTGCTGTTCATTACAGCCGCTCACATATGAAAGACAAAAACGGGAAGAAACCACGACCTAAGTTTCATGTTTTGTTTCCGATTAGAGAAGTGAAAAGCAAAGAAGAATATGCAGAACTCAAGCGCAAGGTAAGCGATCTGTTTCCTTATTTTGATAAAAACGCGTTGGATGCAGCTCGCTTCTTTTTCGGTACGAGCGAGGCAAAGGTGGAGATGGTTGAAGGATATGAACAGCTGACAGACTTCATCGAGGAATATGAATTTGACACTCGTCTTGATAAAAGCCCCATCAAGCAGGGATCCAGAAATTCGACAATGTCGCATTTTGCCGGACGTGTCCTAAAAAGATATGGCGACAACGATGAATCCCATGAGGCATTCATTCAAGAGTCAAAGAAATGCACTCCTCCACTTGAAGACAGCGAGCTTAAGCTTATTTGGAATAGTGCAAGACACTTTTACAAAAATACAGTTCTAAAGGATAAAAACTATGTCTCTCCAGAAAAATATAATGACCTGAATTCATATAAACCCGCGGATTATTCGGACGTAGGGCAGGCGGAGGTCTTGAGAAATTGTTTTCAAAATGAACTCAGATACTGTCCTTCAACCCTATATGTCAGATATCAGGGAACATACTGGAAGGAGTCTGAACCGGGTTCGCAGGCTATAGCTCAAGAGCTCACTCGTCGTCAGCTGAACGAAGCGAACGAACTTATCATCAAGGCAAAAAAAGAACTTGACGGAAGCGGTGCCTTGAGTGCCATTTCAAGTGTATCGAAAAATAAGATTGACTCAGTTTTATCTCCTGATCAATTGAAAATATATAACAACTATCAAGAGCTTATGGCATATAAAAGGTATTGCATAGACCGTAGAAGTTCAAAAAATATCACAGCAACTTTAAAGGAAGCAAGACCGCTTCTCGAAATAGACATGAGCGCTTTCGATAATAACGAGTTTTTGCTTAACACTCCAAACGGAACCTACGATTTGAGAAAAGGCCTAGCAGGAATTCAGATGCATGATCCTGAAGACTACATTACCAAGATCACAAGCGTTTCACCAAGTGAAAAAGGAAAAGAACTGTGGCTCGATTCTTTGAATCTGATATTCCACAAAGACCAAGAACTAATAGATTATGTTCAGAGCATTTGCGGATTGGCAGCCATTGGAAAAGTATATGTCGAAGCATTGATTATTGCCTATGGGGACGGCGGGAATGGCAAGTCGACTTTCTGGAATTCAGTATCGAGGACTTTGGGCCTCTATTCTGGGAACTTATCGGCTGATACCCTGACGGTCGGATGCAAAAGAAACGTCAAACCGGAAATGGCAGAAATGAACGGAAAGAGACTGCTCATTGCCGCTGAAAGCCAAGAGGGCGCTAGACTCAACGATTCAACGGTAAAGCAGCTATGTTCAACTGATGATGTTTTTGCCGAGAAGAAATACAAGTCACCTTTCAGTTTCAAGCCATGCCACACCTTGGTGCTTTATACCAATCACCTTCCAAGGGTGTCGGCCACAGATGATGGTGTCTGGCGCAGGCTTATAGTCATCCCTTTCAGCAGCAAACTAACGGGGAAGGGCGACATCAAAAACTATGGTGATTTTCTATACGAAAACGCAGGCGAATATATCCTTTCATGGATCATCGAAGGAGCAAAAAAAGTCATTGATGTCGGATTCAAGATATTGCCTCCAAAGTGCGTGCAAGATGCCATCAATGATTACAAGGAACAAAATGACTGGTTTCATCACTTTATAGAGGACTGCTGTGAAATAGACGCAGATTCTTTTGAGGGCTCAAATGACCTTTACATAGCGTATAGAAACTACTGTCTTCAGACGAATGAGTTTGTAAGAAGCACGGCAGATTTTTACGGAGAACTTGAAAAAATAGGATGTACACGCTTCGTTGAAAAGAGAAAGCGATATTTTAAGGGAATCAAGTTAAACACCGAAAACGTCGATTTCATGGGCATTTTGGACTAATCCAATAAGCTCAATGACAACCTCTACTATGTCTCTTCTATAACTTCTCCTAGGGGATAAAAAAATAATGCCTAAGAGAAGTTACAGAACAGAGGTCGTAGAGGTTGCACAAGGAGGAAAATAATGAATTTCAAGACATGGATTATCAAGCGCCATATTGATGATGATTCGCCAATCGGCGATTTAGCTAGAGACATAAAGGATGATGAAACTTTCACAGAGAAAAATAGCTTTTCTGGAATAGATAACTACCTAGATATGAACAACGCCTGTGACAGATGCATCGAAGCCTTTAAAAAGGCCTGGGATGAGTACACAAAATGGCAGAAGAAAAAAAATTAGAACAAAGACTCGTTCATGAAGTTGGAAAAAGCGGTGGTTTGGCACTCAAGTTTGTGAGCCCGAGTTATGCAGGAATGCCAGACCGCCTTGTGCTTATAAGCTATGGGAAGATTGGATTTGTTGAGGTTAAAGCCAAAGGAAAGAAACCAAGACCTATCCAAAAGCGAAGGCACGATCAATTAGCAAAACTTGGATTCAAGGTCTATGTCCTTGATGACAAAAACCAGATAGGAGGAATTATTGATGATATACGAACCACATGATTATCAAATATATGCGACTCGTTTTATCGAAACCAAGCCCGTTTCAGCATTATTGCTTGATATGGGCTTGGGCTGAATTGGTAAAACAGTAATTACACTCACTGCGATTAACGACCTCCTGTTTGATTCCTTTGAGGCACATAAGGTCTTGATCATAGGTCCTTTGAGGGTTGCGCGCGATACTTGGCCCGCTGAGATTGAAAAGTGGAGCCATCTTGAAGATCTAAAATCATCTCTAGCGGTCGGAAGCGAGGAAACACGACTCAGAGCCTTAAGGGCAAAAGCTGACATCTACATAATCAACAGGGAGAACCTTGAGTGGCTGGTGGATAAAAGCGGAGTCCCGTTTGACTTTGATACCGTTGTTATTGATGAGCTTTCATCCTTTAAGAACTATAGGTCGATTAGGTTTAAGGCATTAAACAAAGTCAGAATGAGAATAAACAGGATTGTTGGCTTAACAGGAACTCCTGCAAGCAACGGACTGATGGATCTGTGGGCTGAGTTCAGGATCCTCGATTATGGCAAAAGACTAGGAAGGTTCATAACGCATTACCGAGAAGCCTATTTCAGGCCAGATAAGACAAATGGACAGGTTGTATTTTCCTATAAACCGCTTCCGGGTGCTGAAGATGAAATATACAGGCAGATATCCGATATCACTATTTCGATGAAGGCAACCGATCACATCAGAATGCCTGAGCTTGTCTCAAACACCTATAAGGTCGAACTGTCTAAAAAGGAAAGAAAAGTCTATGAGTCGTTAAAAGACGAAATGACCCTTGATATCGATAAAGACGAGATTACGGCATCGAATGCAGCGGCGTTATCGAATAAGCTGCTCCAACTGGCAAATGGGGCGATCTATACAGACGAAAAAGGCGTGAAGGAAATTCATCAAAGAAAGCTTGATGCCTTAGAGGACTTAATTGAAGCCGCAAATGGGAAGCCGCTTCTGGTTGCCTATTGGTTCAAGCACGACCTTTCACGAATCGAGGGAAGATTAAAGGCTAAGGGCATCGAATACGAAAAGCTGGATTCCTCTTCAAGCATCAGCAAGTGGAATGAAGGGAAGATAGCAGTCGGTCTTATTCATCCAGCCAGTGCTGGTCATGGGCTTAATCTCCAAAGCGGAGGATCAACCATTGTGTGGTTCGGGCTTACTTGGAGTCTTGAGCTCTATATGCAAACCATAGCACGTCTCTATAGGCAGGGGCAAAAAGACAAGACGGTTGTGGTGATTCACATCATCACAACGGGCACCATTGACGAATATGTGATGCGAGCGATCTCCAAAAAGGGAAAAGTGCAGGACTCGCTGATCGAAGCGGTGAAAGCGGAAATAGGAGGCAAATGCTGATGACAGCAAAAGAATATCTATCAAAAGGCCGTGAGCTTAATCTCACGATCAGAAGCCATGAGGCAATTATCGATAATCTCAAAAGGCTGGAGCAGTCGATTCCTACTCCGCAATTTGATGAGGAAGTAGTGGACCGCACCAGAAGCTTTAAGGCACCATTTGAAAAATGGCTTTACAAAAGGCTTGACTGGGAAGACAGGGTCAAGAAGGAAAAAGAAGAACTGGCCAAGGTGCAGAAAGAGCTGGGCGATGTCATCATGAAAATAGACGATACGAGCTATCAGGCAGTCCTGATGCTTCGCTATGTCGCCTTCAAAAACTGGACTGACATCGCATCGGAATTATCTTTTTCCGACTCTTATGTCTATAGGCTCCATGGAAAAGCACTCCTTTTGGTCGAAATACCAAAAGAAGATAGTCGAGTAGAGTATGAGTAGAGTATGAGTAGAGTATGAGTAGAGTTGCAGGATAGGTCGCATGTCCAATATAATGTAAAATGTAGAGATACATAAAAAAAGGCCCTTACGGATTAAATTCCTGAGGGCTTTTTTGATGCATGAAACGGAGGATGAAAATGGCAAAAGGACAAAGAGACCTTTATCAAGTCTGGAAAGATAATGGCGAGTTTGATACCATTGTCGCTTTTATCAAAGATTGCTACAAGAAGCTGGTCACTCAAAGGGAGATGTGCGAGCACCTAAACATATCTGAGGTTACTTTTTCTCGAATGAAGAAGAAGCATCCTGATATTGCGGCGCTTGTCGAGGCTTCGAGACTTGATCTCAAAAGAGATCTTGTCGGGGCGCTTTATAAAAGGGCAATGGGTTATTCAACGGTGGAAACCCAGCAGATTATCGAGGACAAAGGAAAAGGAAATCAACAGAAGCGACGTGTTTTGAAAATTGAGAAAGAGGTAGGACCAGACTATAAGTCAATTGTGTACCTACTCACAAAGCACTTCGGGCGCGAATATAGCGAGCGCTATGAGGAAATAAAGCTTCTTGAAAAACGAATAGAGGCTGGAAAGGAGGAATGGAACGATGGCAGCGAACAGACTGAATGTAGTGACGATGAAGATAGCGGATCTCAAGGCTTATGAGAACAACCCAAGAAAAAATGAAAAAGCAGTAGATGCCGTAGCGAATTCGATTAATTCATTTGGCTTCAAGGTTCCGGTCATTATCGATAAGAACAACGTGGTGGTTGCAGGGCACACACGATTAATGGCCTGCAAGAAACTGGGAATTGATGAAGTCCCATGCGTAATCGCCGATGATCTAACTGAAGACCAGATTAAGGCGTTTAGGATCGCTGACAACAAGACGGCTGAATTGGCCGATTGGGACTTTGACAAATTAAAGGAAGAATTAGGTTCCATAGATATCGACATGGAGCAATTCGGATTCACCGATCTTGAAAAGATAATGGACCGAGAGGTCATGGAAGATGAATTCGATGAGAACGAAGCATTGCCTGAGAATCCATATGCGAAGAAGGGCGATGTTTTTATTATAGGAAAACACAGGGTGATGTGCGGTGACGCGACAAGCAAAGAGGATGTCTTGAAGCTTGTTGACGGGAAAATTGCCGACATGATCTTCACCGATCCTCCTTACAACGTCGACTATGAAGGATCAAACGGGATGAAAATCCAAAACGATAAACAGAAAGATACTGATTTCAAGGATTTCTTGTTTAAGTCATTTAAGAATATGGCCGAAGTCACAAAGCCGGGAGGCTCGATTTATTGCTGTCACGCCGACACCGAAGGCTTGAATTTCAGAAGAGCATTCATCGATGCAGGTTTCAAACTTGCCGAATGCCTTGTGTGGGTCAAGAATTCCTTAGTCCTGGGACGACAGGATTATCACTGGAGGCATGAGCCTATTCTTTATGGGTGGAAGGAAGGCGGGAGCCATTATTTCATCGAAGACAGAACCCAGGATACAGTCTGGGAATATAACAAGCCGAAGGCAAATGATCTTCACCCGACCATGAAGCCACTCGAGCTTGTCGGAAGGGCCATCAAGAACTCAAGCAGAAAAGACAATCTTGTGCTTGATTTATTCGGCGGCTCCGGCTCAACGCTTATCGCGGCTGAGCAAATTCAAAGAAGTGCATATCTCATGGAAATAGATGAGAGGTATGTAGATGTCATAGTCAAGCGATACCTAAGATTCGTTCAGGGTTACGAAAACTCATACCTTCTTAGGAATGGTGAAAAATTCAGTCTTAAGGATATCGCTGACTATCACATCGAAGAAGATGAAAAAGTGCTTTGAGTGAGTAATCAAAGCTAAAAAATGAAAATTAATGGAGGAAAGCCTATAAATGAAGGTATTAACTAGCGAAATGGTGTTCAAGGGACACCCTGACAAAATATGCGACGAGATAAGCGATTCAATCCTTGATGCGTACTTAGAGCAAGACAAAAAATCCCGAGTCGCGGTCGAGACATTGATTAAGGACGATATGGTCGTCATCGCCGGAGAGGTGACAAGCAAAGCCATTGTAAACGTTAAGGAAATAGCCGAAGATGTATTAATCAAACTCGGATACAAAGACTTAGATAAATACAGGTTTGTTGTCAGGATTTCGATGCAAAGCCCGGATATTGCTGTTGGAGTAGATAAGGATGGTGCGGGAGATCAGGGGATCATGTATGGATATGCCACAGATGAAACCTTTGAGCTTATGCCGCTTCCGATTGTTCTGGCAAGACGAATCGCCATCAAGATGGATGAACTCACAAAGCATATACCGCAGTTCTTCGGATCCGATGGAAAATGCCAAGTTTCGGTTGAGTATAACGGAAACGACGAGCCCGTTAGAGCCAGTACAATCGTCGTATCGCAGCAAACAACCAAGGAAGCAACCAGGGAATTCTACGAGTCATTCATAATCAACGAGTGCATCAAGAAGGTCGTTCCGCCGGAGTTCATTGATGAAAACACAAAAATATTGATTAATCCGACAGGCGAGTTCATAAAAGGCGGTCCTTATGCCGATTGCGGTCTCACTGGAAGAAAGATAATCTGTGATACTTATGGTGGTGTCGGTCGTCATGGCGGTGGGGCTTTTTCTGGTAAAGACGCTACCAAGGTTGACAGAAGCGCTGCTTACTATGCGCGTTATGTGGCAAAGAACATCGTGGCTTCTGGTGTCGCAAAGAAGTGCGAAGTACAAGTCGCCTATGCTATCGGGGTTTCGGCTCCGGTCGCCGTCAACATCGATGCTTTCGGAACGAGCAGGTATACGAATGATGAGATCAAGGATGTCGTCTTGAAGTTCTTTAACTTCAGCCCAAGTGCCATCAGGAACGAGATCATCAGCGATGACATCTGCTACTACGATTTAGCAAAATACGGCCACATCGGCAGAACCGACATCGTTGTCCCTTGGGAAAGGACCAACAAGGCCTATGTCCTTAAGAAATACTTTAAAGACTACAAAAAATAAGGACTGCAGCGCCATCCAAAGGTTCTACCGAAGCGACAAGTGGAAGATAGCGCGTGCAATGAAGATCGCGTCCGCTGGCGGAAGATGCGAGATGTGCGGCGGAATCGGGACCGAGGTCCATCATATGGTTCATCTGACTCCGGAGAATGTGAGCGATCCTGAGATAAGCATTAATCAGGATAACCTTATGCTTCTCTGCAATGAGTGTCATAACAAGGTGCATGGAAGATTTGAAGGTTCTGGAAAATATGGGTTTGATGAAGATGGTAATATGGTAAAAAAGCAGCAGCCATGATATAATTTTTTACAAAAGAAGAGGTGCAAATAATGATGAATGTTCAGCAAACTATTTCAAATATAACAAATTTAATCATAAATGAATCGGCTAAACTTGGTAAACCTCTGACAACACAAAACTTTAATGTTATACATCAAGCCGCAGGCCAAAAACCACTTAGACTTCCTGATGGTAAAATGGCGGTGTACACATTCTTCTATACAGCGGACAACCTGTGTTTGAAAGTTGGCCAGGCAAACTTAAATTCAAATGCAAGATATCAAAGCCATCACTACTTTCGAGATAGTGGAACAAGCACTTTAACCAACAGTTTAATTGATGATTCAGGGATGACGATGATTAATTCTACAAACTGGCAGGGATGGGTTCAGGCAAACTGTGAAAGGTTTGATGTTCTTATTGATGCTTCTTTTGGAAAGATAACACTAAATTTCCTTGAAGGATTGCTTCAGTATTACTTTCAGCCAAAGTACGAAGGATGACCCCCGCCTAGTGATTTGAGCCTGACTTGCAAAGTACCGTTCGCCCCCACCTCCAAAATGCGCGAGGCAAAAATTCCAGGGTTAGAAAGTTTTGAAAACTGCCTATATTCAACATAAAACACTGAGAAATCGGTGTTTTTTTGTTACATTCTAAATCTTTTCAATAGTGACGATTATTGACTTGCTATAGCGCGGAACAAGAGCGATGTATATGTATGCCAAAGGAGGAAAACGGCATGGCAAACAACACAAAGACGCAGCTCAAGAAACGCATCGAGGAACTTAAGGAAAAGATCGGCGACATCAGAGTTGAACTGGAAGATCTCCAAAGCGACATCGAAAGCGAGTCCGGAAACATCGAACCCTATGAAGGAAGGTCAGAACTTACTGGCCTTCAGGAAGAAAGACAGGAGTGGCTCGACGACACAGCCGGAACGGTCGAGGAAGCAGCAAGCTCCCTCCAAGAGGCTGAAGACGGTCTCGAGAACATCGAATAGGAGGAACTGGTTATGTGGAAAGAAGGAACACTGAAAATCAACGGCAAAGTCTACCGTTACTGGATTAAGCAATACGACACTGGAAGCGTCTATGGAATCAATGATGGCAGAATTTCAAAACTCATGATTAAGCTCGAAGGCAAGATAGTCTGCAGCTACGAAAGAGGATGGGACATACAGCCAACCGACGATGAAGCCAAAGAGGCACTTAATATGATTCTCAAAGCTGAGAACAACTAATGAGGAAAACGAAAATGGAAAAGCAAACACTGAGACAATGGATATCGAATTTCAACAAAGGGATCTATGACGCATACGACAGAAAGACCCAGATCGAAGCAGGCTGGTTTGATTGGTTTTGCAGGGATTCATCCCTTAGAAATAAGACCTACAAACTTGGAGGGGTGGTAAAGCAGATTAAAGACGGTGGGAAGGTTGAGCTTGACAAGACCTATTTGTTCTTCAAAAACAACTGCCCGCTAAACGGACCGCTCTATGATGACTTCAGAATCTGCTCAATCGAAAACGGCAATGTCCAGTTCACAGTTCAGTTCGGCTGCAGCTGGAACAAAAGCAAATATACAGTCTATGGAAGAACCTCTGATGGCGAAGGACACTGGGAAAACGCAATATTCGAGACGAATTCGTCAAGGGAACTCGTCAAATGGCTCAACAGGCCATGGGAGGAATAAATATGGATTTAAATCTTATCTATCATAAGACGGATAGCTTCAGATTCTATAATGCCCATCCAGATGGTCTTAAGGTTAAAGACTGCGTCGTCAGAGCAGTTTGCACAGCCTTCGAAAAAGACTACATGGAGACAAGAAGGGAACTCAACAGAGCGAAAACAGAACTCGGATTTGATTCTTATAAGGATCATGACTTTCTTAGAGTCTGGCTTGAGAAGCTCGGTTATGAAACGATTAAATTCAAAGCCCATGAAGGCGAGTCGAGGGAAAAACTATGGCAGTTCCTTGATGGTCATAAGGAAGGCACATACATCGTGAAAGTGAGAAGCCACATCAGCTGCATTAAAAACGGAGAGCTTCTTGATACTTGGGATTGCGGTTACTTGACCATATACGGAGCATGGAGGATAAAGTGATGAAAGTGAAAGTCGGCGACACAATTAAGATTGTCGAAATGAAGGATGAGCCTACTTATGCAGACAGAATTGGAAAAGTCGAATACATCGATTCCCTTAATCAGATTCATGGGACATGGGGCGGCTGTGCGATTATTCCCGAAGTTGATAGTTTCATCGTCATCAAGGAAGCATGAACAAAACCTGAAACTTGGGCTCACACTTGGCTTGTGTGGGCTTTTTAAATCTAAGTCGGGTTTGTGTTCAAGCTATGCGAAAAAGGCCACAAAACGCCTGTTTCAATTAACAAAATTATTAACTTGCTATAGTGAGAAACAAGAGCGATGTATATGTATGCCAAATGGCAAGGAGGACACAAACATGAAAGTCAATTTCACAAGAAAACCAACACCTGAGGAAATATACCCTCAAACCGAAGCGGTCATCGAAAAGGTGGTAAGGCTCACAAAAGAAGAATTTGAAGATCTCATTCACAATCCGCTTCTGGACAGAGACTACGTGAAAGAGAACAAAGAAAAAATGTATGAAGACGATAAAGGGCGCATGCATTGCATCTTCGTTGTTTGCGAAGGCTATGACTATGGCATCTTGGTTGAAAGCGAAGGCTACGACTATCCAAGATACACAAGCTACATGCCAGTCGAACTTTTCAAAATAAAGTAGAGAAAGGTGTGAAGGCAAGGAAAAAAGAGTATGACAGAGAAAAAACTAAGAAAAGAACTGACAAGGATTGCAAAGGAAAACTTCGTCACATTCGAAACATTTGAGCAGAGAATGAGCGATTCGCTTGATTTCATCGATGTGTCGGTCTGGGGACTTGAAGCTGCGATGAAGAAGGCTTACGAGCTCGGCTTGTCTGAAGGGATGAAAGAAGGAGGCGAAAAATGAAATGCTGTATCTGCGGTAAAGAAAT